CGGGATGCCCTCACCGTCAGGCGTGCCGCCCTTGAGGAATATCCTTTTTACATCCGTTCCTCTTCCACTCGGATGAAACTCCCACCCGGATTCGAACCGAGGTTTCTAGCTCCAAAGGCTGGAGTGATTGACCACTACACTACGGGAGTACTTGACCCGGATTGCTCCGGGCGGTTGGTTCGTAGCAAAGGATTTTTAGAATTTATGATACGATTTTTATAGTCTTATTTTGCACCTCAGATAACTTTAGGATCATTTTTACCCTTGATTTCCAAAGGGAGTTTATAGTCGATACACTTTTTCTTTAATTTCCGTTTGGCCATATACAGGAGTTTAACCTGCATCACGGCATGATGCCCCCGGAGGAGGATAACCGGGGGTTATTTATTTTGATTTTCTACGCACTTTCTTCACCACGGGAATTCCAGCTTTGACAAGTGCGCGAACTGCCTCACTTTTTGTTTTAAATTTCCCATGTTTTATAAAATTTATTATTTCTTTGTAGTCCTCGTCAGAGAAATCGACATCAATTTTAGGAATTTGTAATCACCTTCTAGAGTGTTCGTACTATACCATAATACGCACATTTTGTATATAAGCTTTCCGAAATAATCAGAAATAATCAGAATATTTCTGATAGAAACTTATAAATGTCCAGATGTGATTTTATACGCCGGATGTGCAATTATGGACGAACCCGAACAAGAGAGGGACTCGCCCCACAGCGTAAAAAAACGAATATCGGTAACGGTGAGCCCATACCTCAAAAAAAGAAATATGAAATGTTTGGAAGCTGAAGAATTCGCAAGCGAGTCGGAATTAGTAACGGTTGCGCTTTCCGAATTCTACGGACGATATGACCACCGAAAAGATTTTGAAACTATACAAAAAGAAATAGCTGAATTGAATGAGAAATTAGAATCTTTGAAAAAGAAAGTGGAAGAAAACAACAAAAAACGGTAATCCCACCACAAGGAAACGTTTTTTAAGTCGCCGTCTTCGCATTAGGAAGAATGGGCGACTATTATTTATTTATTGCGATTTGTATTATTCTTAGCACATTTTAATTTTCTTTGCAATCAGTAAAGATCTTCCGGACAGCTCTAATTATTTCATCCTTCTCATAACTCGTAAGCTGTCTATCCTGCCTCAATAATTTACTGACTCGACCTTCGCCTTTTAGTACAATATGACCGTTTTTATCGATTTCGAATGACTCCAGAACGCAAAGAATGTCGTCAGGAATTTCGAGTTTTGCAAGCGCGTTCCCGTTCTGCTGTTTCAGCGCGTGAATTTCATCCAGGGAAGTTGTAAGTTTCGTTATCCATATCTGCACGTATCCTTTTTTTATCATCCAAGCGACAAGAGCGACTACTGAGGCCCCGCTAGTGCCTATCAAGGGCGCAAGCGTTTCAGTGTCAATAATTACCTGCATGTGCTCATCTCACTGATTCCGCCAGGAAATTCGATATCCTGCTCCATAATTTAGCAAGATATCGTAACACTTATTCGCCCTCCAGAAGCTTTCTGAGGTCTACAATTGCAGGATTAGAAAGTAGTTCTTGAGCTTCAGCAAGCAGTTTTTTAGATTCTTCCTCTGAAAGTTTCCCGTCATCTACAGCAGCGGATAACGCTTTGAGAAGCAATTCAAGATTCCCAATGAGTCCCAGGATTACCGCCGCATTTTTCCGAAAATTTTCGACTTGCGTAAGGGCTACATTAAGTTTCGGAGTTACCTTTTGAAATGTTACAGCGCATACAGCAACGCCTGATACAAGACATGTTATTATATCCATTTCAAAACCTCTTTAAATTTTTATATAAGCTTCAATCCCCGGATAATCGACTTTCAGCGCAGTAACTAACTCTTCAGCCTGCGTTTTTGTCACTCCGGCTACCCAGACAACCGCCTGAGAGTCTGGTACAGGATCGGGAATGTCAATAAGAGAATATGTATATGTGAGTGCAGTCATCCTGGATCTATACAGCCTGTCAGACGTCTTGATATACCATCTCAGGAGAACATCTTCTCCATCAGATGCAAACGCACTGAGTAACGCGCTCTTCGGCTGATACGTTGTTTTATTCTCAGTCCATCTCGCGACTTCTTCTCCGTTTGCAGTTACCCAGACCGTCCCGGTTATCCCGGATTTTGTGACCTGCAAATTCAGGCCCAACTCTTCAAGCCTGATTTGTTTCCCCGGCTCACCTCGGATAATCGCCTCTTTTTGCAGGCAGTCGTTCTTCGAAGGGTCTGTATAGATCGTTGAGAATATCCCGGGAACTTCCACTTTTCCCATGTTAAACACCTCTGAAAATTTTGTATTGATAAGGAATACTCTGTATTATTTTGTCAAGATCGCAATCCTCGCAGGATATCAGGAGTTTTGTATTGTCCTCGATGGAGTCCTGATAACATCCCAGGTTATACCCGGATTTCCGGCATGGGCTCTCAGGCAGCAGGTAATAATCTTCAGAAAAAAGAGGATCTTCGTAAATACCGTCAACTTGTGAAACACCATGCACGTCTTTCACATTCCCATAGAGGCAATTTTCCGAACAATCGAGGGTAAATCTACCTGCCGTTAAATTAGCAATTCCTAAGTCATTCGAGAGGGGATACAAGGCCTTTCGAGTTCCTGTAATAATATTCCTCTCGATTGTCATGGTCCCGGTAATCTCGGATTTCATCAGATAATATCCTGCCAAGATACCGTACCCATACGATCCAACGATTGTATTATTTTGAATTATGGTGTCGAATCCATCCGAGACAATTGCTCCGACTCCTGAGATCTTGTTCCCGGCTGGCATTTGTCCGCATCTCAGAAACAGGTTATTTTTTATGATGATGTCATTATTTGGAACAGAACCTGCGACCCAGATACCAGGCCCGTAAGTATCATAGATGTAATTATTATAGACGGTTATTCCAGTACATCTCCAATTTTTCGCAGTCGATTGTACCTGGATAGCGGGGGAATATGCTATCCCAGTACCACCATTCAGCTTGCAATCGTGGATAGATCCCTATGTAACCGACCTGAACCGTACTGCAGCATTGACCGCAAGATCGGCTTTTACTCCTGAGACTTCCCCGTTCTTGACTGCCGCCAAACATACAATATCATGCCCGCCGTACCGGCCTTTTATATTTTTTACTGTGATATCTTGGCCGCCTTCGACACGGACGCCGTCGCCAAGACTATTATAAAATTCGAGATTATAGAACGAACAGTTTACCGCGTTTGAATATTTGACATTATTAAGGCTACCGAGCATGAAAGTGTTGTGATATCCCTGCCCCCACTCATTCTTCCCTCTCGATTTACACTCATCTTTTGCGTATTTTTGGGTATCCCGGCGGCCATCAAAGATTATATCGTGGAAGCAAAGACCTTCTGCTGCCGTTGGATATTTCGGAGATATAAGAGGAATCCCAGACGCAAAAGGAGACAGTGGAGCATTTTCCATGAGTGAGAACTTGCATCCCTTGCCGTCCCATTCGGTGAAGTTGAAAACGCGCAGGAGAGAGTTGATTTCAATTTCGTGATCTTCGGAGAATGTATATTTTACAGCCCCATTTCCTGTCAAATCTATCAATTTTTGCAGTTTTTTTGAATCGTCGATTGAGGCAGGGACTGTTAACGATTTCATATGAGAAAAAAGAAAGGAAGAAAATATAAAAGAAAATTGAAAAGAAATAACCGCCTTAAGCGGTTATGCCCTTTTTGATTGCGAACTCGATGAGAGAGGGGGATAATTTATATTTTAGCCCTACATCGTGCATAATCCTACTCCGATCTACCCCTTCCAGAGTCATGGCGGCGATATCATCGAGAGCCCCCTGAGGTACAACCCGGTACTCGAAAATATCCTTGCGGTGGCCCCAGACATCTCCTTCGAGAACGGCTACGTTCTGCATACCGAGGAACATTTCAATTGACCTGGAAACAGTTCTCCTGTATGATTTAGGAAGCTGTATCGCTTCAATCTTTGGGCAGGCTTCAACGATTTGGAAAATGTCAGCGTTTGACGGTCTGAAAGCGATATGTACGATGCGCTCATTAGGGGCGAGCGTTTCTATATCGGCTCTTTCGGAGATTATGCGAATTTTCAATATTACGGCTCCTTGATTTTTTGAGTATGTGACATTTAGCACATTCGACTATTTAATATTTTACATATTAAAATAATTTTGTTATTATGTAGAAGTTAGAAATATTTACCTTAAAATAGCCATAAAGTATATATAACATTGGCTACTTAGTATATACTACAACATCGTAAGAGGGTAAAAATCTTGCAGAAAATTGGAGAAAAGAACACTGAACAATTCGGAACTTTTGAATTCTACCTTGATGAAGAAGGTGACAAAGTTAAACTTGTTTGTAAAAATGAGTGGAGAGAAACTGAAACAACTTACGTTGGAAAAGTACAGGGTAAAAACTGTATGAGTATCTCGAAAATGGATATTAGGCTCGATGGGAGGATTTTACACTACGTAGCTCTGCCAGATAGTGTGTATAACGCATTTCAGTATGCTAAATCTAATTTCTCGTTCAGGAACATCTGCTTACATTATGCCGGGCAGAGCGCGGAAACTGGTATAAAATGGTATTCGCTGAGCGCAGACGTGCCAAGGGAAATGTGGAGAAAAATAGCGAAATACTTCTCGAAGTTTGACCGCGACGAAGAAGATGCTTTGTATGGAGAACTCATGGGATGGCTTACAGCACAACCAGATGCAGTTGAAAAAATCCTGAACGTCCAGGAAGAATTTACTCTCGCATACCGGACAGAACAGGCAAAGAAGAGAAGAGAAGAAGAAGAGAAAAAAGCTAATGAACTTCAGGCAAAACTTGATGAAATCGGGCAGGCTTTTGAGAATGCAGAATACCCAGACCCAGAAAAAGAAGCCCCCAAAGAAGCAGCCGAATTTATGAAAGGCTATGAAAAGATTAAAGTCAAAGGGGTAGAAATCCAGCACCCAACTCACCCTAAAAATATATACGGCGGCGAGTGGTGGGTAATTCAGCCTGAATGGATCTGGCACATAAGAAACAACGGCCACGACGGGGATGATTGGGGCCGGAATAACGTGAACACTGGAGGAGCAGGCGCGATTGGCGTAAGAGTTCCATTCAGCGAAGAGCTTGCAGAGAAAATCACGGAGCTTAAAAAATGACATCAGTAATAAAAATATCTGATATTATTCACTGCACAGTAAAATCACCTTCCGATATTCCAGAATCTCGCAATAAGGACGGCAGACTCCCGGCTGGATCAGTAGTTAACAGGATTCAGCCAGGGCAAACGATAGATGTAATTATCTTAAAAAAATCACCGTTGCTTCTTTGTGACACTTCAATAGAAATCAATGAAACCGACATCAGGAAAAGAACAACTTACAAATATTCCGACATCTCAGACAATAGTTTTAATAATCAGCGTTTAGCGGTTGGGACTAAATTTTTTAAAGGTATGCAGCCGACTGATACAATTTATCTGATCCTACATTAATTATTATTTTTTAATTATTAGTAGCCATAAACTATATATACGATTGGCTACTATAGTATATTGCACTAAGACAAAAGTGCCCAGACATAAAATAAAAAATCACGGAGCCAAAAAAGATGAGTTTTAAAATCGGTCAAACAGTAAAATTCGGAAATCTCCCTACAATC